CACTTATTGTTTTGATCTTTCATCAGCTTCAGATAGGATTCCTGCAGTAATGCAGAAATACCGTCTTCAGTTGATGTCAAATCTACATGTAGCCGAAAGTTGGTTTTCAGTAATGACGAAACGGGACTTCTATGTTAAAGCCACAGGGCAAAGTGTAAGATGGACGGTAGGTCAGCCGTTAGGCTTACTATCATCCTTCCCAAGCTTTGCTCTTTGGCACCACGACATCATTCAGTTTGCGGCAAACTGGGAGAATTATCACAATGGGAAACCATTGCGATTCTTCAAACAGTACCGTTTACTTGGTGATGACGTAGTGATATTTAACACAGAAGTGGCACGACGCTACCAATGGCTACTTAAACGTATTGGTCTTTCGATCAATATGACTAAGTCAGTCATAGGTGATAAGGAGAATTCTCAAATAGAGTTTACCAAAAGGTTAGCTCTAAGAGGGAAAGAGATGTCGTCTCTTAAACATAATATACTCTCTAAAAATGACATACTAAGTATGTTAGATTTAGTAGAGCTATTATATAAGAGAGACTTCATTTCTCCAGATACAGGCCATCACGGTCTGTCTGGGATCCTTAAGTCTGAGGATCTTCGACGCTTTCAGTTTATGCTGTGGTTAAGAGCTTCCGTAGCGCCCCAACTCATTATTGAGGAGGGTAACGTTACCTTGAAGTTCAACCGAGAGGACATAATCCAAAAGATTATATCCAAACGGACCGCAAACATAATAAAGAAAGCGATGGAGATAAAACCCTTAGACATGGAAACAGAGTTCCCAAATCTTAAAAGGAATTTTGGCTCCATCGGCGTGTCTTGCGATGAGAAGACCTTGGCAGATAGGAGTATAGGATCCCTTACGGGATCCCACCCTATTGTGCTTGCTCTGACTCAGACTTCACGTGAACTACAATTTCTTATGTTCACAGTGCTGGATGACTTAGAGCCAGACACTGTCTCTCCGATTGAATACTTACCAATAGTATCAAGCAAAAGTTACTATCACGACCGAAAGGCCGCAAATAGATACTTAAGCGAGATACTACTAGAGTGCTACCAAGAGACTCTGGATGAACAAAGCTCTTAATAGCGTATCCTGTAGGCGAAGTGCCTACATCGGGAAATAATAGATGTAGTGGCGAAAGCCGAGCTATTACAAGCAGTCAAGCCCGAAAG